AGGAACGATATTAAACAGTCTGCCTCCGAAAGACAGATGTATCTTGCTGGTAAGCCGAGAGCCGTTGTTGGTGTTCGAGTTCGAAGCATCGTTATTCGCGTTGCAGTTCACGAAGCCGTTGTTCGAGTTCGTGTTGTTGCCGGAGCGAAGAACACAACGCCCTTTTTCCTCGTCGTCTAACTTGTCGTACTCCTCTTTGGTATAGAAGTAGAACCAAGGGAAGTATCTGTACTCATCTTCTGTGAACTTCGGTTCCCAGCCCTCATTGAGGGCAGCAACGATGATACGGAGTTTGAGGTAGGCAATGAAATCTTCCGTCATGGGGTCGCCTTTGTATGCGGCAGCAGTAAGACGGTATTGTGTGACAAGTGGATGCTCATCACCAAGCGCATTGCAAGCATCTTCAAACGTCTTGATACGTTCGGTTACTGGACGGTTATCTACTTTCTGCTCGTCAACGAGTGTAAGAACACCGTTAATCCACTCGGCACGTTTGCCGTCGGGAACAGGGATAGTTATTTGTTTACTCATGGTTACTGTGCTTTAGAGGGTTGTTTACTCATGTCTTTCACGCAGATGTGCGAGCCGTCGGCAAGGATGAGTTTCTTGCAATCGGTTGTCTCGCTTGGGCAGAAGTCACACTTGCCAGCCTCTACGATGGTGAGACCGACGAGGCTTTCACGCATCTTCTGTGCAGCGACAGCAGCTTGTGCAGCCTCCTGTTGTTTTTGTTCCATCTTAGCCTCGTCGATACGCTGACCAAGAATTTCGACATAGGCGGACATTGCGCCACACTGGGCTTGCAACTTTGCCTGTTTCTCTTTAGGCAATGCTCTGAACTCCTCAGACATCAGGAACGTGTGCAGTTTCAAAACGCGCTCCTTGACATCTGCATACTCAATACGCATACGGTCGAGGTTTGTTTCGGCAATCTTGTAAGCCTCCTCAAACGTCTCTTTGGGCGACCACGACTTGTAGCCGTCCGGGTACTCAACGAGGTAACCGTCTTCGCCACCCTTTGCGTCTGCAAGGCTACGGTTCAACACTTTCTCGGCTTCACTCTTTGCCATCGGCATAGCCATGATGGTCTTTGTTCCAATGTACTTTTTCATTGTCTTAAAACTTTTGATTGTTAATAATAGGGTTTACTTGTCAGATTTGACTTTGTATTCAAACACGTCCATGATTGGTGTTTCAGAGACTGACGCAATGGAGTAGTCAATCATGGTGCCACCCATCACTTCGTCAATGTTTCTTCGCGCACTTTCCAAACTGCATCCCTCAACGAGGTAGTACACGTTACTGCGCTTTTCTTTCTCTGTCTTCTCGTCGATGGTGATAAACTGGAGTTTCGATTTGTACCAACGAGTATCGGTGTTCTGCATCTTGTCTTCGAGAGACTGGTTATCCCATTCCTTGAAAGCCTCTTTGTCTTTCTTCTTAATGGCATCATTTAGTTTCTTGGCATCATTGTCGAGAACTTTCTTAGCCCAGTCCATGAAGAAAATCTCCTTGAACACTGCACGGTCAATCTCAATTACTTCAAACTCTCCACTTATGTAAGCGGACATTTCTTCGATGATACGTGCCTCTGCCTCTGTGAAAGAGACAGCATCGACAACGTATGTTTCCGTTACTTTCTTTTGCAGTCCATCTTCCATAGTTTTCTCGTAGCGGATTTTACAGATGAACCAGTTTGCTGTTCTACTTCTCATGATTTAGTCGTTTTGGTTTGTTTCTTCTGTTACAATTTCGTCCAGCGTACTTTGTATGCTGGTTTCAATAGTGCTGATGTGTTCCGTGATGATGTTCTCAATGTCGGCACGCTTGATTTTGAGCGCGACTTCCGAGCCATCTGCGAAACGTAGGCGCATTTGACAATCCATGTCGGGATTGTTCGTCAACTTGTCCTGTGCTTGCAGCAGTGAAGCGCGAGAGCAGAACAGCGGTTGGAGTTCGGGAATGAAATCTTTTGTCATACTGTTTTGATTTTATTGGTGAATAATAAGTGAATTATCTTCGGCTATCCCCTGTGAGTGGGATGATGTTGTAGGTCTTGAAGCGGTCGAGCAGTCGCCCGAATCCATCCCTGTACTTCTGTTTCAGTTGCTCGTTTGTGAGATTGGTGGTAAGGTGAGCCATTTTGTGATACTGCGTCCAAATCTCATTGCGAGCATGTAGAAACTCTGTTGTCAGCGTGTCGGTGTCAATGCCGTAGAACTTGGTAGATTGTACGCCGATGTCGTTAAGGCAGATGTTTACCGGCTCACACTTAAAGCCTCGGTTTTCTTCCTCGTAGAAAGTGTATCGGTCGAGGTTGTTGTGCAGTGTGTAGTAGTTTACCATCTGTGTTATGGAAAGGTTGTAGAAGAAGCGAGGGTTTCCTGTGATGTTCAAGTATTCTGAGAACACTTGCATGAGCAACGTCTTACCAGTACCAACAGCACCTTGCAGCATGATATGTTTGTGCAGTTTATAGCCACGTCCGGGGAACACTTCTTCAGCAAGCGGACAACCGTTGAAGTAGTAGAGCAAGAAACGCAGCACGTCCCTGTTGTTATCATCGACTACGAACTTGCGACGCTGATGTGCCAGCACCACATTGTTTGCTACCCATAAGAGTGCGTTGGCATGAGCGTTGAACACATCCTTGTTTGCAAGGTTCTGTGATTGAAGTTGCTCCTTGCGCATCTTCTCACAGGTACGCTCTATGCACTTCTTGATGGTGAAGATGTTTTGCTTTGCGAGAGCCGCTTCCTCTGCTGCCTTTTTCTTTTCGGCTTCCAGTTCTTCCGCAGACTTGGAGGGTTGTTCATTTTGCTTTGTCTGTTCCATTGTAAGAGTTGTTAATGGTTACACATCTTTGCTTCCAAAGCCACCGTCAAACTGATAGTCGGCAGATGATGGCGGTTCTGTTTCATTGATGGCAGTCTTGCCTTTTGCCTGTTGCTTGTCTTTAACCTTAATGCGCATTGTGGCGATAAGATGTTGAGACCAGTCGGTGTAGTCGGTATGTTCTTTCTTGGAAATCTCCCATTCAGCGACAACCTCCTTTGCTACCTTGCGTATCATTGTAATGTCGTCGGGTTTCAGTCCGAAGTTCATTAGCAACACTTCAAGGTTACTGGCGTTCTCTTTGCCAAAGAAGCGTTTGAGACAGGCTTGGTTGTCGGCTGGTTGTGCTGTTGGTGCAGGTTTGGGAGTTGACGCAGAAGTTGCTTTCGGTTGTGGCTTAACCTCCTTGTCCTGTTTACCCTGTTCTTTTTTCCAGCGGTTTTTCATACCAATTTTACCACCCTCGGAACGCTGACGGCGCAGTGTGTCCTTGATGTCCATACGTCGAGTGAAACTTTCCGAATAGAAACACTTACCATCATCGGTAAAGGTAAATAGCCCGAAGTCCTCAACAACTGACTTGACAATGGCAGCATCCACACGAAGGTCAAAGGCTATCATGTTATAATCTTTGGCACTCATGTAGTCGGCTTCCTCCCTCAACCGCTCCAGTATCATGAAATACACGCCATACCCTGCTGCCCCTTGCTTCATGCGCAGTCGCACCAGTTTCTCGTCGTTGCGTGCATTACTATCGTGGGAGAAATAATTTGTAGATTTTATTTGCCGCGTAGCCATATCGTCAAGTATTTATCGTTCTGTAATTCTTATGCCATGAACATGTAACATCAGTTTGCGTTTGATGCGGTACACATCAGTTCGCATTCCCTTTGTGTCCTCGACCACCGTCTTTCCGTCCTTGTCGGTATAGACAAAATCAGCGATGTAGTTACAGGCACGTTCAAGCACTTTGCCATCGGCACCTCGTTGTGCCGGTATGAGTTCGTAGGAAACCTGTTCACGCAGATTGGAGATAAGCCCAGCACGTTGCATCAGTCGCAATTCGTTGGCGCGTCTGTGTTCCTTTCGTGAGTCATAGCCACCCGACTTCTGAGCGTGATACTTGTTGTTTCCCTTGCTCTTACGGAAGTATTGCATAACGTCCATGATGGTTAATACGTTCTTTAAGTTCGTTGTAGGCGATGAACTTCACTTGCTTGGTAGGTGGCAGCATCATCGTTGTGCCTTTGCTGATATTGCGTGCTGGCTTTGCTGCACGCTGCACTGTCTTGATTGTGCCGAAGCCACGCAGCAGGATAGGTTCATCCTTGGCGAGTGCGTCGGCGATGATTTCAACGATACCCTCGACGGCGTGAGTAGCCTGTGATGGGGTGAGGTTGGAACGATTAGCCAGTTCCTTGGCGATTTCTTTTCTTGTCATAACTTCAAATTTTTAGAGTTTATAATTTACGTTCAAGTTTCTGTTTCATTAGTCGCATGAGCCTTGCCTTGTTGAGCATCAGCAGGTAGCCGCGTTTCTGCTGGCTTCGCCGTTGGCATTCCTCATCTACGAGCGTTGCCGCATCATCGAGAAAACCGATGATTGCTTTGATGTCAGTCTTGCATATCTCCATCGTCATTGTCTGGGTTGAGTATCATAGAAGCCAGTTCGTTGAAATACATTTCGTCGGTAGGTATCTCATCGTCAGCAGCCATGATTTGGTTAGCAATGGACTTTTTCTTGTGGATGATGTCGTAGAGCGCACGGTCGATGGTATGGCGACCGATGAGGTAGTAACACGTCACGTTATCTTTTTGTCCAATACGGTGCGCTCTGTCTTCGCACTGGCAGCAGTCGGCATAAGTCCAAGGAAATTCTACGAAAGCCACGTTTGACGATGCCGTCAGCGTCAGTCCAACACCAGCAGCCTTGATTGAGCAGATAATCAACTGGCTATATCCGTTTTGAAAACTGTCAACGGCTTGTTGCTTCGATGTGGCATTATCGCGCCCTGTTACGCGTACAGCATCAGGAAAAGCCTTGCACAGTTCATCTACAATCTCATGGAGTGAGCAGAACAGGATGAGTGGTTTGCCGGATGCAAGGAAAACGCGAACAAAGTCAATGGCTTGCTTTACCTTACCCTTGGCAGAGAGCGAGCGCAGTGTCATGAACTTGACAAGAGCCTCCATGCGCATCTTGCGACGTATCTCCCAATCGGAGCACTCCTTATATTGACGCAGGTACTCGGCAAGGTCTTCTGCTGCAAGTTCGTATTCCTCACGATTGGATATTTCCACATAGAGGTCTGTGCGTGTCTTGTCGGGCAGTTGCGTCAGCACCTTTGCCTTTTCACGTCGTATCATGCAGCGGCGGTAGAGTTGCTGTGACAGTTCTTCAAGGTTGTCATTCTCCCCATAGTCAGCGAGAAACTTGCCACGACCTCCAAACTCCTGTAACCTGCCCATGATGGAGAGTTGGGAAACCAAGTCTTCTGCTCGATTTACCACAGGCGTACCCGAAAGGAGAATACGAAAGTCCTTGCCCTCAACAATGCCCCGTGTGAAGATTGTCTGCTGTGCGCTTGGGTCTTTGACACGGTGGCTTTCGTCAATGATAACCGAGCGAAAAACCTTGATGGCATCATTGAATACAACATCTTTGAGACGGAAAGAACGACGGTCTGAAGAATTGATGTCCCAAACGAAATACTTGCGTAGGCTCTCATAATTGACAATGGCAACATGGAACATACCCATTTGCAGGAAATACGGCCATGCCGTGCGTGTAGCGTTGTCAAGTACAAGTGCTTTCTTGTTTGTGAACTTCTCAAACTCACGCTGCCAGTTGATTTTAAGAGAGGACGGACAGATAACGAGCGCAGGGTAGGCGTTAGCCGTATCGACAATGCCGATGGACTGGAGTGTCTTACCAAGTCCCGGTTCATCACCGATGAGCAGCCTGTGTTTGTCAAGCCCGAAGATGATACCCTCACGCTGGTATGGGTATGGTTCTATTTTAAGATTGTGTTTCAGTTCCATCTGACTATAAGTTTAAGCACCAATACTGGAATGCCAGTTCTTCATATTTCTCACGTCCGCGCTTGTAGATTGCATCATCACGGTTGATGAACTTCTTAAACACGCAGCAGTTCTTTTTGCTGATGCCGTATATGAAATCACGGTCGGAGTGCGCAATATCCATGTACCATGCACGGCTTCTGTCCCAGTCGAAGAAGTCCACAGCCTCGTCAAATTCTTTCTGCGTAGAAGCGAAAGTCGTTTTGAGGTCGCCACCGAAGCCGAAAAGGTCAAGAAACCAATCCCACTTACAGCGAGTGTCGAGAGTGAAAACAAACCCACCATACTCAAACTGCTGTTGCTTATTTACCATACAGCGTTGCGTGTCCGCAATCTCCAGCACCTTTGCAAGAAAAGCATCATTGCGAGCCTCCCGACGAAGCGAACGGTACATTTCTTGTGCGTGCCGGAACTCGTCTTCCGTGTACTGAACATCGTCAACGGTGAACTGGTAGTAGTTCACGCGGTCGGGTTCTGTGATGATGGCATCGACAAGAGAGCCGAAGCGGAACGCTGCTTCCTTATCGCCAAACTGTAGGCGCGGATGGAGCAGGTTTTTGAGTTCGGTGAGGTCAGAGTTGCTGACCTCACTTCGCTCGTAATAGTTTATATCTTGGATATTCATCATAATCAAAGCATTTCTGTTTCTTCATCGTCGATACTCCAGTTTTCGCAGTCAGCCATTACGTCTTTCCAAAACGATTTTGGCTTGTTAGGCATCTTGCCATCGGCAAGTTCTTTGGCTGTTTCTTTGAGCAGGTCAATGAGTTCTTTCGGTGTACGATAGGTATCTTTGAAGTCGGACAGCCAATCGGTATCGGAGAAATCATCACCGTCACGATAACCAAAGCCGTCCTCGTCTTTTTCCCATGTACCAGGCACATAGTTGGTAGTCTCGACGGTTGCAGTGCGACGCATGGTGCAAGAATACTCGATGTCCTGCGATACTGGTTCGGGGTCTGACTGGTTCCACGGAGCGTTTGGGTCATGCTCCGCACCTGCTGGGTAATATCCGCTTTCGTACATAGTTACTTTGCTTTTACATCGTCCACGTATTCAATATGTTCAGACTGGATAAAGATTGGGTGTTCTTTGTCGTTAGCCAGTTTGTTGCAGTATGTCAGTTGCTTTGAAAAAATCTTTTCAAGTTCAGCAACAGAGAGTGTGCAGCCGTGTTGCGCCCACCACATACCAACTACCTGCATGAAGCCCTCAGAGTTTAGTACGTTGAGGCGTTTTTTGACTGATGTTTTCGGCTGATACTGGTTGACCTGTATTTCAGCGGCACCAAAGAGACCGTCCATTTCCTGTTTCTGTGCAGCGAGTTCGGCAGCAGCTTTCTCCTTTGCCTCACGTTCGGCACGTTCTTTCTCTCGCTGTTCGGCTTCCTTGCGCTCGCGCTCCTCCATCTGTTTCTTGATACGCTCTGCCTCCTCCTTGTTGGCTTTGGCAATGCGCTCCAATTCCTTGCGCTTGGATGGCAGACGGTCAAGAATGTCGTCGCGGTTGGTGGAAATCTCAAAAGTGAATTGTTCCTTGAAACGCTGCTGTATCTTCTGCTTCACTTCGGCAGCGATGGCACGCGCGTCTTCGGGTGAGAGAACTGAGGGCATCAGCACTTCGGGACGAAGCGCATTGAACCAGTCCTGTGAAAGTTGGTCGCTGGTGTTTTTCACTCCATCGTAAACGATGGCATAGTTTTCAAGTGTCAGAGACTTGTCAAGTTCGATAAGACGGTTACACGTAGAAGCAACAAGCGCATTGAACTGGCGCAGGAGGTCGTCTTCGACATCGGTAGCATACTTGTTCTTTGCCATCACCTTAGCCTGTTCCAACTGCTTTCTGCGCTGCTCTGCCTCGTATTCCTCACGTTTCTTGGCAGCGTATTTGTTGCGGTGTTCCTGCAACTGTGCTGCAACCGTTCCTTTCTTTGCAGGGTCAACCTCGTTTTCCAGTTTTGTATAGACCGAACGAATGTTGTCAAAGAGTTGCGTAACGGCAGAGCGTTTGCCGTTCATCTTCTTCAATGTCTTCTTCGCACGTTCAATGAATGTTGCAATCTCTTGGTCGAGTTCGTCGGACATACCCTCGGTATTTACGCGGTTGAGCAGTTCCTGTCCGAACTGGAGGCAGCGGTCGTGCGAAACGCTGTTCTCCTTGAAAGCCTGTGGCGCGACTTTTGCAATCGTGCCTACATTCTGCGGTTCAAAAAATGTTATTTCTGTTGTCATGATGATACCTGTTTTGTGGATTGAATAATGTTTGTGCAAGGTTGAACCAAGCAATACTCTACATATCTGTGTAAGCGTGAGCAAAAGAGACCGTTGATTGCGCGATAGGCTTGCGGACATCCTTTGCACACGCTTTCTTTTCTCTCGTTAGAAGCCATCATCGTCACCGGCATCTACGGTTACACCTGCAGAAACGTCGTTGGCAGGAGGTCCGAACGGCTGAGGCTCTGGCTGCATGACCTCGCCAGTCTCGGTGTTAACACCATACAAATCGTCGTTGATTTCAATTTCTTTCTCCTCAACCTGCTGGCTCTGCAACTCAGTACCACGTCCAATACGGACTTTTGGATAAGTCTTGAAAGCGTGTTTGATACACTTCGCCATGAGGAAACCACTGTCAATGTTGACCACACCTTGCTGGTCAACTCCATAGAGAGCATTGGCACCGCCATTCTTGTTCTGACGTGCGCTGTACTGAGCGAGGCGCACCCAGTCTTCTTCTGTCATGACAGAGTAGTCGATGCTCCCATCAGCGCGAGTGATACGGAGGTAGCAAGCCACGATACGCTGACCAGTGTGAGGCAGGTGGCAAACATATTCCACTTCCTTACGTCCATTCTTATCAGAGAAAGAAAACTCGTCGTTGGCATACACCAGTACCGGGTTGTCGGCATGACGTATCTGTCCGGCACGTTCGCGCAGCACCAGTTCGCCGTAAGCAGAGATAGTGAGAACAACGCGACCCTCCCAGTTGTAGATGATGTAGCCCTTTTGGTCTTTCAAAGGTCTGCCTTGCTGGTCGAGTTTTGGAGTTGTCTTTTGGTTGC